ACGTTCAAAGAGTAGATACAACAGGTGGAACAAATACTTTAACTTTTGATGCATTAACAACTGATGCATGGGTTACTGGTAGTTTAATTGAAACTAGAGCAGCTGATAATGTTTCTTATGATACATCAACAGCAGGCGAAGGTCAGTTAGTTTTCACTGCAGCTAATGCAACTACAAACTTTTTTTCAATAGGAAGTATTTTATACTTTTCTTGTACAACAAAAGGTTTATGGCACGTTGGCCTTGACTCAGCTAAAGACCCTTTAGCAGTTAAAGGTGCGTTCGCATTTGCAGCGTAATAAATAATTAGTGTGGGGCTTCGGCCCCACCTTTTAATTTAAGGAGAATAATATGGACTCAGATCAACATACGTTGAACAAAACAACCGGAACTGCTTCAGTTTTAAGAGGCTCAAGAACTAGAGTTACTTCAATTCAAGGAAGAGGTGAGGCTGGTTCAGTTTTACTTTTACATGATGTAGCCGACGCAGGAAATGCAGGTGCTGGTAATTTATTAGCTACTTTTAAATTTGAAACTGAAGGATTAGAAGTTTATATACCTGGTTCTGGTATTTTGTTTAAATCTGGAGTTTGTGCAACTTTATCACAAACATCTGGAACAGACGGAAGTGTTACCATGACAATTACAAGGGGATAGTAAATGGCCAATACCACCTCGGGAACAGCAACGTTCGATAAAACTTTTGCTATTGATGAAATAGTAGAAGATGCATTTGAACGTATTGGATTAAATTCAGTAGCAGGTTATCAATTAAAATCAGCTAGACGATCTCTTAATATCTTATTTCAAGAATGGGGTAATAGAGGTATTCATTATTGGGAAATAGATGAGCTTAATTTAGATTTAATTGAAGGTCAATCAGACTATGATTTTTTTAGATCTACCGGCGATGGCACAAGCGCAACGTCAACGCCTGCAGATGTTTATGGAATGTCCGATGTTCTTGAAGCACAGTTAAGATCTAATAGAACTCAAACAGATCAATCAGATAGTCCAATGACTAAAGTAGATAGATCTACTTATGCAGGTTTTTCTAATAAATTATCAAAAGGAACTCCCAATCAATATTGGGTAGAAAGATTTATTGATAAAGTTAGAGTACATGTTTATCCAACACCAGATTCTACTAACGCATCTAAAGACATGCATTTTTATTATATTAAAAGAATTCAAGATGTTGGAGATTACACTAATGCAACAGATGTGCCGTTTAGATTTGTGCCTTGTATGATTGCAGGTTTAGCTTTTTATCTTTCACAAAAATATCAACCACAAATGGTGCAAGCTATGAAACTTTATTACGAAGATGAATTATCTAGAGCATTAGCAGAAGATGGCTCAGCTTCTAGTACATACATTACACCAAAAGCTTACTACCCAGGAACATAATGGCAAAATACGCAACAGGTAAATACGCAAAAGCAATTTCTGATAGATCAGGTATGGAGTTTCCATATAAAGAAATGGTTAGAGAGTGGAACGGATCTTTTGTGCATGTATCAGAGTTTGAACCAAAACAACCACAATTGGAACCAAAACCAATGAACGGTGATTCTATATCTTTGCGTAATGTTAGACCTGATAGAACAGAAACAGCTGTTCCTAATATTTTACCTTTAAACGCATTTACAACAACATCTGGATCAACTACAATATCTGTTAATGAACCAGATCATGGTAGATCAACATCAGATACAGTTAGATTTAGAGACGTATTAAATGTTGGTGGAGTCGCAGCAACAACTATAAATAATTCAAGTGGATACACAATTACTAAAGTAGATGACAATAATTATACCTTTGCAACAGCTACAACATCTAGTATAAGTGAGTTAGGAGGAGGCGGAGCTGCATCAGCAGGCCCTGTAACGGTAAGCGCATGATAAGTAAAATTTGGAATTGGATAAAAAATAAATTTAAACCTGAAAAACAAGAACCTCATATAATGTTATATGATCCACAGCCTTGTAAAGGTCATAGAAGGTTTAGAAATAATTGTGAAGATTGTAGAAAGGTTTCGGCATAATGGCTGGATTAAGTGCATCAGGATTAATAACTCAAATTAGAAGTTATACAGAAACAGATTCAAATGTTTTAACAGATGCTGTTTGTGAAAATATTATCTTAAATGCACAATATAGAATTTTTAGAGATGTGCCTATAGATGCAGATAGAAAACAACAATTAGGTAATTTTGTTGCTGGTCAAGAGTCTATAAATGCTCCAGCAGGATGTGTATTTGTTAGAGGCATACAAGTTTATGATACAAATGGATCAGCCATTACAGGAGCTAATAGGTTTTTAGAAAAAAAAGATATGTCTTATCTTCAAGAATATCAAGATATAACAGGTACAGCAGCAGCTCAAGGTCAACCCAAATACTATGCTATGTTTGGTGGTGCTACAGGAGAATCAGACACTACATCTGGTAGAATATTTTTAGCTCCTACACCCAATACTACATATAGATTTAGAATACATTTTAACAAAGCGCCTGATCTTTTAGAGAATAATGATACTAATTATATTAGTCTTAATTTTCCAAATGGACTCTTATATTGTTGTTTATCAGAAGCATATGGGTTTTTAAAAGGTCCAATAGATATGTTGACACTTTACGAAAATAAATATAAACAAGAAGTACAGAAGTTTGCTAACGAGCAAGTTGGTAGAAGACGAAGAGACGACTACACAGACGGAGCAGTCAGAATACCAGTAAACTCAGCAAACCCGTAGGAGATTAAATTATGGCAATATCATCAGCAATATGTTCAAGTTTTAAACAAGAACTTTTACAAGGCAAACACAGTTTTGAATCTTCAGGTGGACACACTTTTAAGATTGCTCTTTTTACAAGTTCAGCTTCTTTGGGTGCAGCTACAACTGACTATTCAACATCAAACGAAATATCAAACACATCTGGATCTGCATACTCTGCAGGTGGAGCCACACTTACAAACAACGGTGTTTCTCTTTCATCAACAACAGCTTTCGTTGACTTTGCAGACGTAACTTATTCTTCTGCATCTTTTACTGCAAACGGAGCAATGATTTATAACACTACAACAAATGGTGGATCATCAACTACAGACGCTGTTGCTATCATTGCATTTGGTGGAGATAAAACAGCAAGTAACGGAACTTTTAAAATAGAATTTCCAGCAGCAGACGCAAGTAACGCAATCATCAGATTAGCATAGGAGGGTCACCATGCCCGACGTTTCATCAGGATGGGGCCGGTTAACCTGGGATCAGGCTAATTGGGGCGACGCCGTAACTTTAAAAACAGGTTGGGGTGCAAAGTCTTGGGGTGAAGATGAATGGGGTCAATTATCCGACGCTGTTGCTCAACCATCTGGTTTATCAATTTCAGCTAGTGTAGGATCTGTAACAGTTGATGATGTTCATCAAGGTTTAACAGGACAATCTTTTTCTGCATCTGTTGGTTCAATAAGTTTACCAGACATAGGAGTTGGATTTGACGGAGTGTCTGCAACTTTTTCTGTTGGTTCTATTTCACCAACAGAGATGTCAATTGGATTAACTGGTCAATCTATAACTTCAGCTATAGGTGCTCCCGGTGTTAATGACTTAACAGTTGGTTTAACAGGTGTATCTTTTACTGCTTTTCAAGGAACTGCAAAAGCACCAAACGAAACTGTTCAACCTTCAGGACTTTCTATAACTTCTGCACAAGGAACAGCTGGAGCAATATCAGAACAAGAAGTTTTTCCATCTGGATTATTAGTAACTTCATCTTTAGGTTCTGTAACTTTACCAAACGCAACAGCTCAACTTGATGGTTTATCCATGGAGGTTCAAGAAGGATCTCTTGTTGGATTAGGTGGTGCATTAGCACAACCAACAGGACTATCAGCTACAGGTAGTGTTGGAACATTAGATCCTAATGATTTAACGTTAGGATTAACTGGTGTATCATTTAGTGCTAGTGTTGGATCTGTTACAATCGTTGATATGCAGGTTGGACTAACAGGAGTATCTGCTTCATTTAATATAGGAACAGTAGATATCTTTGCTTATGGTGATGTTGACACTGGTTCAAATACATCATATAGTGCTGTGTCGACAGGTTCGAATGATACATATTCGGATGTTGCAACTGGATCAAATACAAGTTATAGTGACGCTGCATAGGAGATAATTTATGGCATCAACATACACACCTTTAGGTGTAGAACTTCAAGCAACTGGTGAAAACGCCGGTACATGGGGAACGAAAACTAATACAAATTTAAGTCTTATTTCACAATTATTTGGTGGATTTAATTCACAATCAATAGCAGGTGGAGCACAACAAACTGATTTAACTGTTGTTGATGGAAATACAACTGGAACTGCTCAACATAGAATGATTGAGTTTACTGGTTCAATAACTGGTAATCAA